AAAAGTAGGTATAAAGTACTACAATCTTGCCTTGACAAATTCTTTACATTACTATATAATATGTAAAGATTCATTACAATAGGTAAATGACTGTAACGACCAACGAATTTGGGCAACAAAATTTATTTGCTAAAGAACCAAAAATGTATGTCTCTAAAAGTGACGCTGAGCGTTATGGATATGAGACGTATGCTGAGCGTGCGGAGAAATTAAATGGACGCACTGCTATGCTTGGATTTGTTGCTGCTGTTATCTCTTATGCTACTACTGGTAGTGTATTTTTCTTTGGCGTTTTCGGATTCTGATTAATGCTTGAACTTCTTACTTACTATGTGATTGTCTCCGTTGTATTCATCGGAGCACCAGGTGTATTTTTCTACATTGTATTCATGCCTGCTCTTCAGAATACGAAGGGTCGTATGGTTGGATACAAAGATCACAAACATTATGGAGATTCCTCTATTTATGAGAATTCTCCAAGCGATCAAACTAAATTTTATCTGGAACTTCCTGGGTAATATATACGTTAGATAGATCGCATAAGTATGCCAGATCCAAACGCCCTTTATGAGGATATGCAGAAACTCGACGACATGTTTGAAGAGTTACTGTGGCATCCTGACGATGAATTACAATTTACTCACGATGGTCAAAAGATTATCATTATTAACAAAACTTTAGAGGAACAACAATGAACGAAACCGCAGAACGTATTAATGGACTTGCAGCTATGATCGGTGTTATTGCCGCCATGGGTGCCTATGCAGTTACAGGACAAATCATCCCAGGTATTTGGTGATGTTAGTTATCGCAGCATCACTCATAGGTGCCTTTATAGTCGGAGCAGTTCTCACTGATGATGTAGATGATGACGATGACTTTGGTGGTGGTATGTTGATTCCAGCACATAACCCCGTATAATTGAAGGTCTCTCTATATAATGTGGAGAGACCTTTTTTTTATGCCTAAGAATCAATTGAATAAGGAAGAGATGTATGTGCGCGTTATGAAATTGAAAACAATGGTAGATAATGAAGGTTCAAATGTGTGGAAGGGTGAACGAAATTTGGCGCACAAGTATTTAAATAAGGTCTTAGATATTATCGATGAGTATCGTTATTGACTAAATAATCTTATCCCGCTAGAATGCGGACGATCACCCAAGACAGAATACTTGACAATATCTCTTTAGTCTCGTAATGTAGTAGACTGTTGTTGGAAAACAATTTTCAAATATGACACATTTAACAAGGGATGTGTTAATCAAGAAAATCGTAGCCAAGGAAATGGTAGGTTGCGGTGGCACTGATTACATCCAATCTCTCAAAAATGCGTACCACAAATGGGAACATGAATCAAGCGATGTTCTCTGTAAAAAATACAATCAAATAAACCACACAAATATAACTGTAGAGATACTTGATCCATAAATAATTTTGCCTTGCTCTTTCTATATGGAATCCGCTCCAAAGAAAGAGGAAACCAAACAGAATAAGTTTGATTGGGCAGACGAAGGTCTGTCGGCATTGGTGCGCGTTGTTATTCTATCGTGGTCTGCAGCAATTCTCACACTAAACTATGTGTCTATTCCTGGTGTTCCTCAAAAGAATATTGACCCAACGTTTATAGCCAGCGTGTTCACCGGAACTTTAGCTACGTTCGGGGTTGTTCCTGCTAGGAAGGATAGAAAAGAAGAAAAAAAACCTGAACTAGAGAAAAAAGAAAAGGTGGATTAAAGTTAGGAATTCCTAATAATAAAATTAGTAATAAAGTCTTACCATAATAGATACTGTAGCGATAAGAAAAACTTAATGAAGTTTCTATTAGCAGTTTTAGCTACACTATTTTTTGCTGCTCCTGTATGGGCAGTAGATGTACAGATGGGTTCTGGTGGGAATTTAGTATTTGATCCCTCTGAGATAACCATCTCTGCTGGTGAGTCTGTTCATTTTATAAATCAGGCACTACCTCCTCATAATATTATTGTTGAGGGTCGTGCTGATCTTTCGAGAGAATCATTAATGTTTGCTCCTGGAGAATCTCAGGATGTTGTTTTTTCTGAAAAAGGAGACTATACTTACTGGTGTGGACCACATAAAGGAGCAGGTATGATTGGTACAATTCACGTCAATTAATGGATAAAGATCAAAAAAGAGAATTTTACAAATCACTTAGGGAAAGAATCAAACAACTTAGGATGGAACATTTATTTGAAGAACCATGCCCACTGTATGAACCAGACTGGGAGGAAGAAGACGATGAACACTTTTAATACTTTAGTTCTAGAGATTACAGTCTCTATCATTGATTTCTTATACAAGGGTAGAGACTATCAAAGGTTCTGGGTGCTTGAAGAAATTGCTCGCGCACCATACTTTGCGTTCCTTAGTGTATTACATTTTCGTGAAAGTATGGGACTTCGCGGTCCAGAACACATCTACTTGATGGAGGAACATTTTGCTCAAACTCTTAACGAGACAGAACATCTGGAATACATGGAAAGTAGGGGCGGTAATGCTTATTGGATTGATCGCTTATTCGCCAAATCTCTTGTACTTATCTACTATTGGGTCAACGTGGTTTATTATTGGTTGGCTCCTCGTTCTGCTTACCATCTCTCCTATGAAGTAGAGATACATGCTGCAGTTACATACTCTAAATATCTTGCAGAAAATGGTCCAGATGAAAAGATCCTTGAAATATTAAATGATGAATTGGAACACTCTAGAGAATTAGAATTAGCAATGGAGAAAATTAAATGAAAGTTGGAATTATTGGACTTGGGCGGATGGGTGAAGGAATGTCCCGCCGTATGTTGAAAGCAGGAATTGAAGTTCATGGGTATCGTAACAATGTTAAAAAAGCTGAGGAACAATATGAGAAGGGTTATATCAGTGGATATACCACTTCTCTGGAAAGCCTTGTTCAAGTAGTACACACTGGCACAGGTGTATTTGGCGACACATCAAAAGTTCCTGGAGTCTTTATGATGGTAGTACCTGCAGAAACAGTAGAGGACACACTAGATGAGTTATTACAGTTTTGTTTGCCGGGAGATATTATTATTGATCACGGCAATAGTAATTTTAAGGATTCTAGGAGAAGGGCAGAACGGTTATCTAAACTTGGCATGTCGTATCTTGACTGCGGCACTAGTGGCGGTGTTTACGGTCTGGACCGTGGATACTGTCTTATGGTTGGTGGTGCAAATTTTGCAGTATCCGCCTGCGCTCCAATCTTTAGGGCACTCGCACCAGGCATCGGAGGTGCTCCCAGGACAAATCCATTCAGTTATGAGACCTCTGCTGAGCATGGTTGGCTCCACTGTGGACCACCTGGTGCAGGTCACTTCGTAAAGATGGTCCACAATGGTATTGAGTATGGTATAATGCAAGCATATGCAGAAGGATTTAATATCCTGCATGAAGCAAATGCTGGCGCAGCATACGTTGCTGCAGGTGATGCTGAAGTTGCTCCAATGGACAATCCAGAAGATTACTGTTATGATATTGACGTTTCTGAGGTTGCTGAGTTATGGCGTCGTGGTAGTGTGGTTGGCAGTTGGTTGCTTGATCTTACCGCTGATGTACTACGCGGCAATAGAGAGCTTAGCAAGTTCGATGGGGGAGTATCAGACAGTGGTGAGGGTCGTTGGACTGTTCACGCTGCTGTGGATCTTGGCGTACCCGCTCCTGTCATCAGCAGTGCGTTGTGGGCACGTTTTGAGTCGCGCCGTCTTGGTGCTTTCACAGCCAAGGTTTTGAATGGAATGAGAGCTATGTTTGGTGGTCATGACGTTCGCTGATGCACTCCTCTGGATTTCAGTACCGTTTGTACTGGCCACGGTATATTTCGGGTTACGAAAAGGTGAAAATAACTACTACGAGACAGACAAGTATGATGGAAACGGAACCGCTCACTAGACGCATCGTTATCTTCGGTGCGACTGGAGATCTATGTAAGAGAAAACTTATCCCAGCACTTTATGAGTTGTGGAAGAAAGAACTTCTTCCAAAGGAACTCTTGATTGTTGGTGCATCTCGTAGAGAGCATACTAAAGAGTCTTGGTTGGAACATCTTGGAGATTATCCAGAGGACTTTTGTCATTGGTTAGATTTTGTTTCTTGTGACCTTGATAATCCAGAAAGTCTGAATCATCTTCATGATGACAGTGCTGATACAACATACTTCTTATCTGTTCCACCAGAGAGATACGAAAATGCTATCATCAATCTTAAAGAATCTGGGTTCTTGGATGACCCAGATCACTCCAGAGTGGTTATCGAAAAACCCTTTGGACACGATTATAAATCTGCTCATCATCTACAGTCTGTGGTGGAGCGACATCTACGCGAAAAACAAGTTTATCGCATTGATCATTATCTCGGTAAAGATACTGTCAATAATATACTTGCTACTCGGTTTAGTAATATTCTTCTGGAACCACTTTGGAATAGGAATTACATAGATGAGGTTCAGATCTTTGCAACTGAGACAATCGGTTGTGAGGGTCGTGCTCAGTATTATGAAACTGCAGGTGCAGTTCGTGATATGCTGCAGAATCATATCCTTCAGGTGCTTGCTCTAGTTGCAATGGAAGCACCATCTCGTATGAATGCTAGGGAACTCAGACGTGAGAAGACAAAAGTCTTAGCAGCAACTAGAATGTCACCAACTATCATACTTGGACAATACGATGGCTACCGTAGTGAAGAGGGCGTTGATCCTGACAGTACCACTCCTACCTATTTTGCTGGTACTTTATTCGTCGACAACTGGCGTTGGCAGGGAGTTCCTTTTAATGTGATGACTGGCAAAAAGATGCCTTATGGATGCGTTGAAGTTGTGATCAAACTCAAAGCACCCCCATTAAAACTCTATGAAGGTGAAACAAATGATCGTATTGTTATGCGTCTGCAACCTAACCCTCATCTTGATATTCGTATGGATATCAAATCTCCTGGTTTGAATAATGATTTGGAAGAAGCAACTCTAACACATGCATACCCTCAAGATAGGGCGATTGATGGTTATGAAAAACTTCTTTATGATGCACTCAGTGGAGACCAATCTCACTTTGTTCATGCTGATGAAGTAATGGAATCTTGGCGTATTGTTGATGACCTTTTATGTGTAGGTGATCAATGTCAGATTCGCACAGTACCCTACATCTATGTTGGTGGTTGGGGACCAACACACAAGATGCACCATCTAGGAATTAATTGGGATTATCCGGCATGAACCACGTTCAACTGTTCGTTAGGCATACAATGGAAAATCCTTTGGCTCTAGGAGTCATGTCTTTTTTTCTTGTATTTGTTCCTGTAATAGGAATGCATCTTGTACATAAATATCGTTGGGAGCACTGGGAGCCCTTTACGAGGAAACATGAATGAATTACACACTTCTTTTATGTCTCTCTCCTCTTGTGATTGTATTTTTATTAATGAAGTTTGTTGTTTGGATTTCTGCCGTCAATACTGAAACCGATTATGTCAGAAAAGAACCATTACGAAAACGAGGACCCTACGTGGAAAATGCATATGCAGACGTTGACAAGGAGGAAGAAGAATATGGAGATCGGACAGACTATAGATGAAGCATTGTACCAATATTATGTCGTAGAAAATAATCTTCCCGTTCCAAACTGGAGATACATAAAGGATCAAGATTGGTGGTTAGAATATTTAAAAGATATGGGAATAGACCCTAGAAATCCATGAATTTATTATTGCGTCCACTAGAAAATCCAAATGATCCTGTGTGGAGTGTAATCATCAGCATCATCATTCTCCTGATTGGAACATTTTACTACATATATACTATTATGAAACTGGCATTCCAGGAGTTGGAAAATGGCGGAGCAAATCAACCAGAAAGATGCGAACCAGGATCAGGAGATATTTCTTCTGAAGCACAGGATTGAAGATGCTGAAAAGGTGTCTGAAGAACTTCGTGACCGTGTTCGCAAACTTGAAAGGTGGGTTTGGGGTGCTGGCGCTGTCATCACTGCTGC